GGTGCTGGAGCACTCACAGGAGCCACACTCTCTGTTGTAGTTGTTGATACAGGAGCAGATGCTGATTGAGTGCTTGTTCCTGTATCCAGTCCATAGGGTTTAAAAAAGTTACCCCATCTTGCTGGATCATACAGTTCTCCATCAACACTTGCTTGGAACATTTCAGCAATCGCTTGTACACCTTCTTCTGTAGGCTTTGCAGGAAGATAATCATTAAGAGTATATAATCCATGCGTATCGATTGCACCAAGTTGTTCCTCAGTCAATGCACTTTCTTTTCTTGCCCACTTACTAGTGGAATAATCTGCATATTGTCCTTTGGTTGTTTTTGCTAAACGGAAATCAGTACCATTAACATAATCAGTAGGAAGGTTTTCCATTTCTGGATCCATTAATGCTGATTTAATAATGTTAAAGATTTGAGGTCCAATAACAAAACGTCTAATTGGATTTTCTGGTGCCTCTTCATTTAGAGGATTTTCATTTACAAAGCCTTGGAAAATATAACTTCTCTTTTTCCAATACTTTCTGCCCATGTCTTCTAAAGAAGGATCTTTGAACCAAGGTCTTACTTCTTGTAAAACTGGACAATTTTCACCAAACATTTCCATACAAGGTACTTGTACGGTTGTTGGTTTCTGATCACCACCTACAACTCCTGGGAATGTAAGTCTAATCATTTGTCGTTCTACCCAAAAGAACGTGTTGTTTGGATCAGAGTCAGGTAGGAACCTTAGTACAGTACTTGTACCTTCGTCTATATTCCAAAATGGGTAAATTGCGTTATCGCTTTGAGCGGGGGAACTACCTTTGGAATTGCTTTCCATTGATTGTAGTTTTGCTCTTATTTCTGCTAATGAGGCCATAATGTTTCTCCTTATATGTATGCCATGTTCGTAATAAATTCATATTACTGTGCCTTAATTATATTGCCATGATGCAAAAAAGTCAAGTACTTTTTTACAACTATTGGCCATTTCTGGCCAACAAAGTTATTTATCTTAATATGCTGTTTTTATAGTGTATATTGGTCCAAAAACACTTCATATGCTTCAGCCATATCAACTGGAGCAGTTTTTGTACTTCCACTATTAGCACCTAGTAAACAACTTTTTATAGTGCCGTATTCAAACTGATTAAGTTCTCCACCAGCACTGATTTTGTTACTTAAACCTTGTAAGTAGTTGGATAAAGTTTCATCTTTTGCACTATAGCCTAACATACTTACCTGATGTCCAAGTCTAGCATTAGGATTATCGAAATCCATAATGTCTTGCTCTGCTAAATTATCTTTTAAATCAGCAAAGTTTTCTGATTCTATTGCTTTTGTAATTTTGCTTTCAAAACTTTTCTTTCTGGAAATTAAGTTTTTTAAACTGTTACTTACATTAGCAACTTTATCATCAAAATGTGTTTCTGTAAATTTACTTTCTATATCTATATCATCTGTAAGTAATTCTACAGAACTAAAATCTTCTATTCCTTCAACTGCGTTAGCATAAGTTTTTACGCCACTTAGTCTTTTAAAATGTGTTCTAATTTCATTTATATTTTCTACAGCAAGTTCAACAATCTCTTGATTATCTTCATTAATAAGTTTTGCTGACTTAACATATCTCACAAACTCGCGGAGTTGCTTGTAATCTTTAGCCATACTTGTAATTGCTTCACCTACAGTATCATGCATTTCGCCACCATTATACATGTGACGTGCCATTGCTCTGGCGGCCTGCAGATTGTTTTCTGCCATTTTAAATCTTTCATCGCCACGTTGAATAAATATACTATGTATGTTTCTGCTTCTTGCTCCACGTACTTCTTCATTTACTGCTTTTTTATGACGCACAACCAACTTTACATTTTCTAGTGGTTGGTAACTAGTTTTACTACTACCAGTCATTCTACCTAAACTGGCTTCCATAACATCTGCCATGTCTTTCTCCGCATTCTTTTTAACATCTAACTGTTCGCCTTTTGGCTTTATTTTTCTATTAAATATTTTGTAGTCAAAATTCATTAGATAATCTTGTGCTAAATGTTTTACCATATCTCTAACAGGCTCTTCAGATAAATCTTCACTTGTTGCTAACATAATTGTTTTTTCTGGAAGATTAATTCTTGCTAAAAGATTAGGATCTGCTACTGCAAATCTGGTTGCCTCTTGTGGATTTAACACTAAATCACCATCTTTATCAAAACTTTTTACTTCATACCCAAATCCTTTAAGTATATTAAAAAGTTTTTCTGATACTATGTCTATATTAACTGCCATACAACTATTTATCGTTTTTGGCTACAAAGTCGTCAATATATTTTTCTAAGTTTTTGAGATATTCTACCTTAGTGTGTATTCTGTAATAAGTATAATAATTTTGTGTTAGTATGGAACTCATTTCTTTGAGTGTGCTACACCATTTGTCATGACTCCAATTACTTAATTCTAAAAATAAACTGTTTAATTTTTCTGTTTTTTCTTCTGGATTGTTTACTGTATCATAACTTTCGTCCCACCATTTGTCAAATGTTTTAAATCCATATTTTTTTAATACATCTAATGACCCTGATGTACCTGCAATTACAAAAGGATTCAAATGTTTAAGAGGTCTGTTAATTTTTTCTGTTAATAATATTCCTCTTTCTTGAGGTTCAAATTCTGTTTCGTAAACAAATTCACAATAGCCTTTATTATATAGTTTATAATTTGCAAAATGATTCCAAAGAGTGTTTATATTTTGTGGTTGACCATCAGGATTTTCTACTTTGTTATACCATGGTAAACTTTCTTTAAAAGTATAATTATTTTTTGGATTGAATTCATCTACATCTTTTTTAATACAATTAAATGATACAATGTTTTCTTCTTGTAAATTATTTTTAAAAACAAATTCTGCAAAGTCACATCTGTGTTTTCTAGGCCTACTATTAGTAGCAATTAATTTAAACGGTCTTGGTATAGGATTTTTTAAATATGCTAAGTTTTCCTGATATTTTTCCATATCATTTTCATAAAATTCTATTCCTAATGATAAATTACACTCAACTATATCTAAACCTAAAACTTTTGGAGGATTATAATTGTTTACATTTAAAACCATATTTTTAGTTTTTAAATTATATTTCTTAATAGTATTTTCTAATACTTTGTAAAATATTTTACAAGTAATATTTTTAGTATCTTTTAAAGGATATGTATGCTCATATACATTATCTATTATAATTAAACATTTATTTGCTTGATTGTCTTTTATAACATCAGTAGGGATAAAAAAGGTATCATTTTCAGTTAATATTTTTGTATTAAATATTCTAGGTGCTACTAATATAGGAAATGCATATACACTTGTATCAGTTTGCTCATAAATTTTTAATTTATTTGTAGGTAATTTATATAATGGCATATCCTGTAAATTAAAAATTTTAACGTAATCATTATTTTTAATTATTTTAAGTATTTGCTCTTCTGTATATCCATAAGGGCATAATACTTTTTCACCACGTACCTTTAAATACTTTTCAGGATATAATCTGATTTTGGGTTTATGTGTTTGTATTTTATGTTCCATTAGATTACTGGTAAAGGTTGATCATAATTATCATCATCATCGTCATCGAATTCGTAACCAAGTCCACTACTTACAGCACTATAAACATCTTCTTCAAAACTGCTTATATAGTCTACCATTCTTAGTCCTAAAACTAAACTCATAACCAAATCATCTGTTTGTCCTGGTTTTGCTTTAAAACTATTTGCATTAGAAACAAAATTTTTCAATTCACTAATTAAAGGTTTGCTTTGCAGGTGTAACTTATCCTGTTCTATTAGTCTTTTCAAAGTCAAACAGGATTCTATTTTACTTTTGTGTGTTGTATGATATCCTCTTCTTCCTTTTTTACCTTGTATCCTTTTAGGCTCGTGTAGCATTTCTCCAGGAAAATTTTCTTCTCCTGTATCTCTTATTACTACTAAGGCCGCTTCTCCAATTGCATTATTTTCAACTGTCCAATAAGTCATTGCTCCATTTGTTTCTTCTCTGATGTAATGCAGTATTTCCATCATGACTTTCATTTGCCCTTCTATTGGTGTTTTATTATGGCACCATTCTGCTACTTGTTGCATACTAGGTACTTCTAAAACTTGTATAGCCGCGTTATCGCCACCAGTGCCAGTTGCAGGATCTAAAGATACTACATACATATTATCTGGTTTAGGGTGCTTATACCAACGTACTTGACCACTTCTCAATAAAGGATCTACACCAGTAAGTTCTAAAAGTTTTAAAGGATCTACAAGTGTTTCATCATAAATTACAAATTCACATTCATGTTCACGTCTAAATCTTTCCTCTCCAATTCTGCCACGTTCTTCCAATGCCCATTCATTATCTCTATCAGGATGTTGATCCCAGATAGCAAGTAAAGGTTTAAATCCGTTGATACCCACTTCCTGCTCGTTGCCATGTTGATCAAACAGTTTATTTGCTTGCCTCCAAATCATAGCAAAAGTATCTTCGTCGCTGTTTGGTGTGCTAGTAATAATACATTTACCACCTGTTGCTAGTGTAGGCGATAATGCTGTCCAAAATTCGGCCGCAATACGTTGAGGTACAAAGGCAAACTCGTCTAAGTACACTAGGGTAAGCGACATACCCCTACCAGTGTTTTCTGTTGTAGTAGCGGCTACTATTCTGCTACCATTATCAAAACTGATACTGCCTTTATTGTATTCTGTTACGCCTGCTCTAATATGATCTGGCACACTTTCGTAGGCATATCTAATACGTTGCATAATTTCCTGAGCACCTGCTTGTTTATGAGCCGCAACTAATATAGTACTGTCAGGCTTAAACATAGCATACCACAGCAAGTATCCTGCGGCTACAGTAGTTTTACCCATTTGCCTACCCAACATATTAATACTGTATCTGTAACTGTTATAATTTTGTATAAGATCTAGTTGATAACTAAAAGGATCGAAATCTATACCACCCTGTGTTGGATGTTGTATTTTAACATGATTAGTCATAAAATACAGAGGACCTGTGTCTGTATTTGCACAGTTTTTAAAATCTTCAAGGGTATCTGGTGTATATGCTACTTTGCTGTAGCCTGGTTTAACCAGACTGGTATCTGCTGTTCCTCTTGCCATAATACTATTTATTAGATAATAATTGAGGGATTAGGTTTTTCTGTAAGATTATGTTTTGTAACATATTCGAATAGCCATGTTGCTATTGCTTTGTGCCCAGTTTCATCTGGATGTTCTTTTTGTGTTTTTAGAGAAGCACTTAACCCTATTTGAGCACCTGTCATTTCTTTTATTGGAACAAACCTGTTGTCTTTAGTTAAGTTTCTAAATGCAAAATCTATTGCGTCTCTATATGGATTTTTATCTGTAACAACACTAGAAAATATCATGTAAGGAATATTTCTTTGATGTAAAAACTGTTTTAAGTAATTTACATTTTCATATGCAAAGGTCATATGTTCATAAAATCTATTAGGTCTTTCGTTCATCCATTGTTCTGCTAATTCTTCTGTTTTGGCTACATCATTTTGGTCTAATTGTTGCCTACTTATAGTTGTGTATAGAGGTTCCTTTGGACTTAAAAAATCTCCAGATCTTCTTACATAATGTATCATGTAATCAAGAGTATCAAATTGTGTCCATTTAGACATAATTATTGGGTATGCTGTTTCGCCTTTAAAACTATTTTCTCTTATTCTAACATTGTGTAATATTCTATACCATACAAATGGTATTTCCACAATCACAAATAATCTATCAAAACTATTATGCTTTTTGTAATATTCATTACAAAAATTTACTACGTCATACTTTTGCATTTCTATAGGCTTTGCTACTAAGGAATGGTTCCAAACATTTTCACAGTCAGATAAATCTGCAAAAAAGTCTACCCAAGATTCGAATTCTGGTTGTTTAAGTATAGCCGTTTGTAATCCTCTGCCCCACCCAGAGGCAAAACTATTTCCATCTACGTATAGATCATCAATCATAACACTATTTATAAGTGGGATTATTAGGAAATACTTTTTCTAAGTTTGTCTTTTAAGTAATTTGTTAAAACTTCTTTATCTGTAGACATCGAAGCATCTGCTGGAGATATTACCATAACTTTATCTTTACCATGTTCACCATGATCACTTTCAGGTTCTTCATGATCATCATGATCTTTGTGGTCTGGTGTATGATCTACCTCACCGCTTTTTTCGAAATCTATACCTGCAAGTCTTAAAATGTTATGTAATTCGTCCATGCTGTCAGCATTTGCACTAACAGTTACACTTGAATCACCTTGTTTTTTAGTTTTACTATAAGTTACTCTTTCTGATTCTTCATCTTGGCTAGGCATAGCATAAGCCATACTCTCATATTGCTTACTATTGTTTAATAAAGGTAAAGGCTCTACTTTTGAAGGTTTGCCTGGTGGACTTGGTAGACTTGGTTGACTTGGTTGACTTGGTTGGGGTCTTGGTTGTCTTGGTTGACTTGGTTGACTTGGTTGACTTCTTGGTTGCCTTGGTTGACTTGGTTGACTTGGTGCTGGTTGCTTATCTACACCACCTGCTTTTGCTTGTTGCTTGACCATGTCCTGCCCTCTTTTTGTTTGAGCAGTACCTAGTTGTATTTGAATACCTATACTGTTTTGAATAAGTTCATTAATTGCTGGAATTGTGTCTGTTGGAGGATTTTTGCCTTGTTGTATTCTGGCCATTGCTCTGATAATGTCATTTACTTTCTGATTATCAGGAACAATTTGCTTGATTGCAACACGATCTTGCCCTGTAATTTCTTCCTGAATACTCTCTCCCTGAAGTTTTCCTAACTGATCATCTAATTCAGGTACATTTCCTGAATTGTCACCAATGCCTCGTTGTTTGCCACCTGCACCTGTTCTGGATTGTTGCTTAACAAGTTCTTGACCTCTTTTAGTTTGTGCTATACCCAATTGGATTTGTACGCCTATACTTTTCATAATAAGGTTGTATAAAGATCTGGCAAAATTGGCTGGAACACCTCTGCCTTGTTTCATAAAGTCCATTGCTCTAATTACTTCTGAAACTTCTTGTTGGTCGCCTAAAATTAAATTTAAAGCCTGTCTATCTTTACCACTGAAGTCTTTTTCTCCAGATGGTACAGGATTGCCTTCCTGACCAGGTCCACTGCCAGGTCTTTGCCCCATATCAACTTCTTGTTCTTTTATAATTAAATCTGATAAATTCATTATACAATTCCTCCAGCACCTCTGGATTGTGATACTCTGGAAACTTCTTTACTACTTTCACTACCTTTGCCCATGTTGACACCTTTGTGTAAGTCGTCGTATGTAGGTCTTAAATTGTCTCCCATAAGTTCGTCCTTTCTAGGATAACCATTTAGGAAGTTTGAAAAATAATCTGCGCCTTTTTCATCTTTAATTTTTTGTAATTCTTCTAAAAACTTTTTATTAAACTCTTCACCAAACAGAGGACCATCGAAATCTAATTCTTGATTTTCTGCCTCATAATGTTCGAATGCTTCAGCACCGTCTTTTAAATCAATATTTTCTGGATCTATCTCTACAACTCTGTCTTTGTCATTTGCTAATCTTTCTGCCTGAATATCTGCTTCTAATCTTCTAGGCTCTTTAACACCATAACATAAAACTCTTTCATGATCTAAACCAAGGTTTACTGCTAACCATACTTCTAATATTCTTTCATTAACTGGATATTTTAGTATAACATCTGAACTGCATACTTCTGATGTAAACTGTACGCCTTTTGCACGATAAAATTCTAAAGGATTTTCTTCTATTGGAGTTCTTTTAAAGGGTGTTGCACTAACTAAATTATATTTTGCTAAACACTTTTCTATAATATCCATGTGATCTGATCCACAGTCAGATGCAATCTTGACTCTGTATCCGTACTCTTTACTAAATGCTTCTGCGATGTATTGTTTTAATTCTGTCATTTCGAAAACTCCAAATATACATTGTTATTTATCATTTCTTGTCATTTTCGCCTTTTATTATTTTTAATAGATCATTGCGATCAAATACTGTAGCAGAAACTCCCTCTGTTTCTCCTGAACCTTTGTCACTAAATTTATCTATTCTTGCCTTTTTAAGCATTAGATCTATTTGTTGTAACTTGGCTTTTGTTTTGGCATCACTGGCATCTAAGGCTATTTTTAGCATATTACTTGCTTCTGCAAACACTTTGCCAGCCGCCATATCACTTACATTCATACCTAGTTGCATTAACTGTTCATAACTTTCTACAGCCATTTTAGCAATATCATTCATTTCGCCTTCATGGTCTTCTAAACCTTTTATTTCTTTAAAGGCGGCATTTATTTTTTCGCTAACACTTAATGCGTTTTGAGTTTCTTCTATTTCTGCTTCTGTTTCAACTATAGTTGGTTCTGTTTTAGTAACCTCTTCTATAGGGGGCAGATTAAACTCTTCTTCTAGTTTCTTTGTCATAACTGTATTTATTACTTACGTTTTTTAGCAACACGTTGTTTAGGCTTACGTGGCTTGTTATTTCTGAAAATCTGATCTTCGTTTATTACTTTAAAGCGAATGTTTTTGCGTTGACACCATTCTTGAGCCGCTGTCCACTTTGCGGCATTTAAGGCCGTTTGCATAGCATCTCCACGGCTTCTGGCGTTTTTAAGGCTGGTTTGAGTACTAGGTTTAATCTCTATAAGTTCTACATGTTGAGAACCATTTTTGTCTGTGTATTGCACCATAAAATCAGGTACATAATTATGATATTTTCCATCTAAAGGACTTCTGTATGGTATTTTTACATTTTCACTTGCCCATTTAGTGATGTTAGGATGGTTGTCGCACATACGCATAAATGCAAGTTCCCAACTACTCCTGTATGTGGGCTCTTTTTTTCCTACGTATTTTGTTGCCTCTTGAACGACATACTTACCCTGCATAAACTTTTTCATGTTATGCCTTAATAATGTCTTTTATTCTGCTGTTTGAATTTTTAAGTGGTGCTACTAAATTGACTCTGTTACCTGCAGGTCTTAGAGCATTTATGGCATCATAGGCATCTTTAGTAATTTTTAGTGTATTAGTTGATAGTTCGAAAAATTCAAATGGATGAACATTTTGTTGTTCTGCAACCTGTAAAAGCACAATTCCTAATGCATTTGCATTTGCTTGACTAAATCCAGAACTTAAAAGTCTCATTTTTACTTGTTCTAGTAATGGTCCATTAATATGTTCTATTAAATTTTCATCATTAAAACTACTAAGTATTTCAGATGATGCTTGAGGTAATGGGAAATTTACTGTGCTATTTTTTAAAAAAATAGTCAGCATTTCATTTAATACTGTGATACTTCTTTCATTTCCAAATGTTTCATATAAACTTTGACTACTCATTATGTACTCTCATCTTCCTCTTCACTACCAGAATCTACACGTTTTCCTTTACCATTTAAAGGATCTTTTGCTCTAGGATTTTGTATAGCCTGTGTAATTTCATTAAATACACCACCTGTAAAAGCATCTTCAATATCTGCTCCATGAACAGCGGCACTAAATCCTCTGTCTAATATTCTACCAAAAGGATTGTCTGTAAAAAAGTCACTAGTTTTTTCTAATGCACTTCTAGTATCAGTACGTTTTTTAAACTCTTTGTAAGTTTCACCAGTATTATCATCTTTACCATCTCCGTCTGCATCTACAAATTGCTCAGGTCTAGGTGTATTACTGTAAGTTACATTTGTATTGGCATCTGGCATTAGTAAATTTTTTCCAGCCTCGAATTCATCTGAGTTATTAGTGCCTTCAAATTGAGTTAAGATTTGTGGCTCTCTACCTCTGTTCATTACACCTTTAATGTCTGTCTCATCTAGAGCAATCGGTTTCCTAATTTCTTTACCAAACAAACTAGGTAAATCAACACCATCCATGTTTTCAAATCTGGCTAAGTCTTGCTCACCTAAATCAAAATTAAGATTTTCAAAAACACTGAAATACTCATATTGTAATGAGATTGTTATATCTTTAAATCCACTATCAGCATAGTCTATATCACCAAAATTTATAGTTGTAATTATAGGATTTGCTAAACTGTACTGCACACCTTTATTTCCATGATAAAGTATCATATCTATTCTTTCAAAAAAGTAAGGTGTTTGTCTTTGTGTAAATCCAAATCTATTACTATCATAACCAGATTTTGTAGAATCTGTAGCAAATGCAGATTTTGTATTGTATTGTCTAACACCATTTTGAAGACTTTCTACATCCATGTCTCTGGTTGGAACACCCCTTTCCACATTTGTCAGAACACGAGATCTAGAATTTGACAAATCTGGAGTAAATTTATTGGTTGCATCTGCAAACTGATATGTAAAATATTTCATTAACATTGTAAGCCATTCATTTTGAATTGTATCAAAAAGTGTTAAATTTATAGGTGCATATTCTCTACCTGTAGTAATAGTTTTTTTCCTGTTAAATTGATTTACAACCTGAGTCTGAACTTGTAATTCAGGAAGTTGTGCTGTTCTAATTAAAGACCCTAATCTTGTTCTTAATTGTAAATTGTCATTACCTAAAAATTGTGCCAAAAGGGTTCTGTTAGGTATAAAATTTATATATCCTTGAAACTTTTGTCGCGGTGGAGCGACATCTGGTCTGAATTGATAGGCGTTGCGGAAATCCTTTAAATAGAAATTCCGCCCGCCTCCGAATTTAAGAAACTGCACTACGCACTCCTAACTTAGGCTTAACCTAATGTTGTTGTGCCTATGTCTACTGTTTCTGGGAATGGGTTTCCACCTACAGTTCTTCCATCGATATCGTTATCACCTTCAAAGTGTACTGCGTTATCGTATCTGATCTGCATGATCACCTGTACTGGATCACTTGCTGAATAATCTGAGTCACTGTAGTCTACGTTTGTTAAGAAACAACCTTCAAGGAACCAAACTTCCGATGCACCTGCGTTGACACCATCTAAAACTTCGATTTGGCAATCGAATTTGTAATCACTACCTGAAGCAGGTGTTGATTGTTGGAAATGGTTTAATTGTCTTTGTACTTGGGCACCAACAAGTTTTGTTACTTGGTTTTGTATATCATCCCTTACAGTAAGAGTAATTTGTTCCCATGCATGTTTTCCTTGAACATAGATTCTGGAGTTGTAACTATCAATAATCTGCTCTTCGTAACTTATTTTTGGTCTACTTACGTTTTGCACATTTTGAGTAAGTACTTTAGTTTCATTACTTCCACCAAAGTTGTTAAGCAAACTCACACGGAATCTATATTTAAGTTTTGGCATAAGTACACCAGAACCAGTATTACCGGTTAAGGGTACACCAAATTTACTTTTAGTTTCTGTTGTTGCATTAGGTGTTGCCATATTGTTCTCCTAGAACTTAATTAATTAAAGTTCAACTTTAATATACGAATATTTATCTAATCTAAGTAAAAAATATTAACTATAGTTTTAATATTTTCACAAAAAAGGGCGGAAAACCGCCCTTTTGTAGTTAAAATTATTTATTAACCAGTTGAACCCAATGTATTTTGGATTCTGATAGGTATGTAAATGAACTCGACCGCTTTGACTGGCTGTATCGCTATGTCAATGTGTAATTCATTTCTATCAATTCTTGCCGGAGTATTGTTAGTATCATCACATACTGTAATAAAATCAAACAATCCTCTTTGAGCAACAAGTTCGCCAAGTAGTCTGTCAACCACTGTTTTTGCATTTGCTCTTGTTACTTCATCATTTGGCTCAAATAAGAATGGTTTCACTGCATCGTCTAATTGTTCACGTAAGTAAACTACTAGTCTTGCAACGTTTACTCTATCTAATGCACTTGATACAGGATTAAGTGTTTTTTGTCCAAATACTGCTAATCCTCTTCCAGGGAAGTTACCTATTGGATTAACTTTATTAGAATATAAACTATCTCTTTGTCCTTCGCTTAATGCTACTGGAACAAATTCTCCTGTTGTTGCGTTTAGATGTCCAACTGATGTTGCATTATTAACAAGACCTCTTTGGAATCCTGCTGGTGCAAACCATGGGAAAGCCACTTGGTCATTAAATGCTAACGTTCTTAGTGCCATATGTGATGCTGGAACTAATACACTGGTACCATCAAGATTTGTTGTCAAACCTGAAGGATAGTAAGTAGCCGCATAAGCATCGCTTGATACTAAACCGTCCTCACCATTCTCACCTACATTGTTGCTATTAGTTGCCCAATTTTTTGTGCTTGTGGCATCTGCCGCCAATCTAAATGGTGTATCTATAACACTAAATACAGTATTTTTTCTATCTGTGCCTACAGTAATCATTTCATCAGCAAGTTCAGGATATCCTGGTACTGCCATGATATTGAAACGATTTGTTTCATTTCTTATTTCCTGATTACTTGAAATAACTGATGCTAATGCATTTACAATAACACGTCTTTGTGCTTTTCTAAGCATAAATGGTGAACCATCAAATTTATTTCCGCTTTCGTCTTCAAATAAACCTGTTGTTGAATTGTATTTTTTAACATTACCTGAACTCAATAATTTATTCCAACCTAATATATTTGCTGGAAAACTTGATGATAATGGAGCACCAGTAATTAATGTGTTACTTGAACTAGAGTTTCTAAAATCTGCAAAAACTACACCATCTGGACTATGTTGGTCTGCATTATCTAACAGTACCCAAGCACCAGAGGCTCTTTTGTAAATTCTAGGATAATTTTCTAGATCACTTCCATCTACCCAAACATCTCCATCTACCAGTGAACTTACGCCATCTGATTGTAAAGTTGGTTCTGAACCTTTAACTTGTACATCTTTATCGTAAGGCTCCCAACCTGTAGAAGCATCGTTGTAAAGTAAATCAACATTTTCTGTACTTACAGTACTGTTATACCATAATGTTCCGTCTGCTAATGTGCCTGTGATTTCATTTGCACTTGAAGTAAAACTTAATTTTTCAAAGTTACTGTAAGGTGCTGAACTATCTAAGTTAAGATTAGCCGCTGTAAATCCTGATACATTACCGTCTATGACTAAAATGTCTGTACCTGCACTATTAACTAGTTGAATTTTACCTGCATTGTTAGAAGCAAGTACTGTATTTGCAAAAGTTAATGACGAGTTAGAAGCGGTTAAGGCCGCATTTATATCTTGTACCATATCATCAACACTTGCATTACCATCTGCATCACCGTCTGTGCTAAATGTTACGTCTACATTTGAACCACTGTTGATTCTTAATGAAACACTAATTTTACCACTATGTGGTGCAACTGCTATTGCTGTATCACTAATAACTGCATTACCTAATGCTGTTACACTTGATCCGCCATTATGACGTTTTGGTGTAATTGTTGCTTGTCCATTTTGCTCATTTGCACCTTCTCCTGATACGTCAAAGAATATATCTCCAACCTGAGGATTTGTACCATGTCTTGCAGGTGAAAATGCTGATGCCATTAACACACCTGATTCAACTGTTTGTGCTGTAAATTGTGCTGTTGAACTGTTATACAGTTTTAATGAGAAGTCTGATCCATTACTTAATGAATTAAGTTGTAGGAATAAATCTCCTGATTGTAATGCACCACCACCTTGTCTTGTTGTAGGTAAATCTGCATTAGTACCTATTTGGAAATCTGCAGAAGATGTTCTTGTTGACCATCCTGTGCTACCTATAATGTCCCAATTACTTGTTGTTGTTTTTTGAAAAACTTTAAATGTTGCTAATGTATTTCCGGAAACATCAAAATAGACAACAGCATAATCGCCGTTTTGTCCATATCCAGATTTTGGAGTACCGTCAGATGCTAAATCTGTTTTTGCTGGAACTTTTACTGTTTGTCTAACATAGTTAGCACCATCGTATTTTTTAAGTCCAATTACTGTACTTGATGTATCTAACCAATATGAACCGTTTGCAGGACGTGTTGTAGGTGCTGTTGCACTAGCCGTTAAGGCATTTAAATCTACATTTGCTCTTAAAACGTATGCACTATTGGCTACTCCAAGAAAACTGTAAGCCGCAAGTAGTCCATATTCATTTTGTTCGTTACCATGTAACTGTGTACCACCACTTGTTTTAAACACAGGATTACCATATTGTTGTAATAGTTCTCTCTGGCTTGAAATTTTGTAGAGTACATCTGATGTTGCTGAAGTTGTGTATCCAGCAGTTCCAGAACCGTCTGGGCTCGTTTTATCTTGAGCCGTTGCGATCACTATAAGTGGAACTGATCCTGCACCAGCCGGAGCATAAAAACTCTCATCTGATACACTGACACTTACTCCAGGTGAAACTAATGTTGCCATATTTTTCTCCTAATATTAAGATTTCTTAATAGTATTTATCTTTTTTTAGGATTATTGGGTATTTAAGGAATTAAAACGTATTAGGCAATATTATATAATTTTAAGATGGTCTTTAAATTTGCCTGTTTTCCAGTCTCTTATGTCATCAACTTGTTTAGAAAGATCTTCTAATGTGCCGTTATTATCAATTATGTAATCTACAGGATATCCTGCCCAGTTCCATTCACTTTCATGTACATCTCTGTATTTTGTTTGCATAATTTTTCTGCTTACAACATTTTCATGAGCTGTTTTGGCAACCTCAAACCACTCTGGTAAATCCCCACGTTGCACCCATATAACTACACCACCCATGCTTTTTATTAAATCTAGTTCGTTTCTAAATCTTGCATCACTTATTACAGTACATGGAGCATCTTTATTTTGTTTTCTTATACGATATTCTAAACTGTTTATCCATATATCGGGTGCAAAATGATTACGCATTACTTCTGTACCCATTAGTTGTAATGCTAATCTTGGAGTAAAATTTGGTACACCTAATTTTTTTGTCCAAAACATATCAGGTATTTCCCTAAAATCTCTGCTCTCAACACTATCTCCTTCAAGCATTTCTCTAGGCCAACCAAATATACTTGCACAAACATCTTTAACTGGAGAAGCAAAACTATCATGGGAACACCCACGTTCTACAAACATATTGGCTACTGTATCTTTGCCACTGCCTATAAAACCCGTTATTCCTATTAGCATATTATCCTATAACGAAATTAAGAGGAAGGTTGCCCTCTTCCATATTGTGAATACTTTCTCTGAAACTTTGCATTTCTTGTTGTGCTTCTGATTTTAATGCCTCACCGTTCAACTGGATAGCACCTCCGGCACCTGGCAGTCCTGACTGATATTTACTTCTTGCTTCTCCAAGCATGTATTTTGCTTGGGATAAGGAATATCCTGATAGCCAGTTTGCCGCATAAACATCTGTTAATAAAATTGATTCTGGAATAAAGTTATATACACCAACAGCAATATCTTCTTCGTGCCTAACGTTTCTTAATATTTTTAACTGCTTAGTATTTCTATTCCATATAAAATTGTATTCACTACCAAAAATTCTACCAATAGTTTCTTTGTATTGTGCAAAGGCATCAAATACTGCAAGTCCACCTATTTGCCCTGCTTGTAGCATATACATATTGTTAAATGCAACATCAAATGGATCAAAGTTAGTACCGCCACCACTGTTAGTTCCAATACCTCTTCTGTAAAGGCGTCTAACTTCCATAACTTCATCTGGTAGAGTATATTCTGTTACATCTGTTTTTGTTTGGAAAAATATAACACTTTCCTCTACACTACCAGCACTTAACTGTCTGTATAGAGCAATAGCCTTATCTATAGCAACATCATAATGTTCTCTGTCTAATTCGACATCAATTATTCCGTCGCCTAGACGAATTTGCATCTCCTTTATGAGTTCTTCTCGGCTTTTGTATCCTATTTGATCTTTTGGCATACTACTATTTATCGTTTTTTGTATTAAAATGCCTTTAGAATGATTGTATTATCATTAATCCTGCCATTCATTTTAATAGGAGTTGTTTTTAACTCGTTAAACGATTTAGCAAATTTGGTTTTTGCTTTGCCTGTCCAATTTGCTATTTGCTCCTTGGGTTTGCGTAATGTTTTTTGTGTACTCGCATCTTTATCAAAATCTATAATAGTTGTACCTTTCACACTAAGTCCTGATCCTGGCCTGTTCATTGCTCTTGGGTCTTTTGTTAAAGCATGATATACACCAATTTTTCTTGTTTTAGTATTATAAACCCAAAGTTCATTACAGTTTACAATTTCTGTAGGATGAATACTTGCTATACCTAAATCACTATCATTAATTTGAAACTTTAACTTTTTAATAATACTATCCTTACTTCTTGCTCTTGGCTTACGAGATGTTCTAGTAGACTTTTTAGTTTCAATTATAGTATCACATGCAGTATTAATCTTTTCAAAAAATTCAACAAATTCCTTTCTCATTTTGGCAGTAAAATGTGCATACCCTTCTTTTATATCAGGATCTTTCCATTCTTTTACTTCTAATGCTTCATCATATTCTGCTTGAAACTCTTCTTTTATTATTTTAGCATGATTGGCCTTTATTTCAGGAGTATAAGATAACATGTCCTCATAAGGTTTAAATTTTAATGATGTAAATTCACTATCTACTAATGAGTCTAATTTAAACTCCCACTCTGCACATAAAGGCTCAACTTGTTGCTTCATTCTTTCTTGTATGCTAATTACTTTTTTAGGTTTAAGTTCCTCTTTAACTGCTTTTTCATCTAAAGATTTTTGGCCTCGTTTAAGCCATTCCTCTTTACGTTTTTGATGATAATGTATAGCAATACTTTCAGGCATGTATCCAATCTTATACCATACAAAAGTAGAAATACCTGCCGCAGAAAATGACCATTCTGGATTTGCTAATACAATTTTAATATCTTCTTTTGTCCAACCTGATGCTTCTTTAATCCATTTTTTACATGAATTAACAATTTTCTTTTTAGGAATTTCAGTTCTAACAAAATACTCACAAGATCTAAATGCTTCTTCTTGTTTTTTAATGTCAGTTATTAGACGCAGAGTATTCCACTCTGGCTCTTTGGTAACGTATATACTTCTTTCTTTTTTTCTTCTGGGCATCTGTGTCTCAGTCTTCAAACAGTTGTTCTGGATCTGGCGAATCATACATTAATTGTATAACTGTAGGCCAATTTTTAAATCCTAATATACTGTTTTTATCTTTTAAAGCATTTTTTTGCTTAAAGAACTGAGTAATACTTATCATTCCAGTAAATTTTCCTGCTCTTTCACCTGCTTTATACATAAAATATGAGTTTGCAAGTATAAAAACTAGAAAAAATAATGTCATTGAATCCATAATAATCCTCCAAAAATAGAGTATAACATCTATTTTTTAAATGTCAATAAGATTATTATTTACCTTTAGAAAATCTTTTGTCTATATTATGCGGTAGATTGTTTTCTAAAATATTTTTCCAAGATTGTATAGTAATATCTAAACCGTCACTTAATTCTACTTTGGGGAACCATCCAAGCCTAGTAGTAATTTTATGATTTGTACTATTAAGTAAGTAAATTTCTCCAGGACGTTTTGGTTTTGTATTCCAATTTACATGCCCGTTCCAACCTATTTTATCTGCAATAAGTTTAACATAGTCTTTTATTTTAATTGCATTATCAGGACCTATACAAAATATTTCTCCTGCACATTTATCAGGATTGTTGATTACTGTTTCCCAGGCATCTAATAAATCATCAATGTAAATAAAGTTTCTATATGGCTCACCATATCCTAAATTTATCTCTTTTGGATTTTTTAACATTTGTGTAATAATTTGTTCTGTTACAAAAAAGTCGTTGTCTTTTCTACCGTATGCATTTGTTTGTCGTATTGCTGTAAAAGGTAAGCCATAAC